ACATGAAGGTTGTGTGAATCCTAGGCACCTTATCGTGGGCACACAGCGAGAGAATGTTGGGGACATGATGAAGCGAGGCCGTTACAAACACTACAAGCAGATTGATTAAATACTGTTATGACACATGTAATACAATTCGTAACACTCACGGACAGCGAAACAGCACGATTCATCAAATGGTGTTCAACCTGTTGTTTCCACAAGTGGACAGTGGACAAGATCAACAGTGAAACACATTTCACATTTTGGGACAGGATGGATGCAGATAGATTTGTGCTGTGCCATCGCGATTTTCTAGAAGCTTTATAGAAAATGGTGGCCGTTTTTTTCTTGCTTAGCCGCACACCAGTATTTTCTAAAAAGGGGTGGCCACCCTGTAAAAATTGGCCAAAACTGCAAAAACACACACCCTAGGGTGAAGCTGTTATATTTACAGCACCACATTGGCCAGATTTCTCTATACAGCACAAGAGGTTGCGACGCCACCATAGGCCACCGTGCGGAGATCGTGTAAGCATCACCCTGTCCAAAGATTGTATTACATTGGACACAGCAGTATTCTGTTGGATGCGAACAGTATTACATTGGACACAGCATGATTACCACACAGCAATCACTTTGCGCCACTCTATACCACCGTCCAACACGCTGAAAGTAAAGCGTTCGCCACGGTGAATCCACAGCAAGGCACACGCTGATGAACGGTGAAGCACGGTGATGAACGGTGATGCATCATTTTTATCCTCTTTTATAAGGTTGCGTACATCACAATCACGGAAGCTGTGCGATTAGTTAGTAAAGCACAATGTTATCCAAAATAATCCACCATTCACCATTGTCCAACGCACAATCAGACTTTAAAATGTGAAAGTGAAACAGCGTTCAAACAAACACAGGCACAAGCGTTCTAAATTGGACAGCAAGTATAGACAGCAAGAGTGTAGGCGAGAGGAATATGCTGTAGCCAGGATAATGTCACAACTGGCGTTGGCAGTTTCAGAAAAATCCTCTTTTGTCAAGAAAAAAGATTGACAACACCACACTATTATGCTATTATGTATGTAATTGCTTAAAACAATTGGAAGGAACAGAACAACAGCGGGGAATGTGCTGTATTCTGTTGGATATTAGCCTTTTCATCAAAAACAGCCATTCATCGCCACAATAAATACAAAATATAGGAGAAGACGATGGCACAACAACAGGACTACACAGGCGCACACAATGATGATGCACTGCAAAGGGCAATTGATTTCATCACATCAGATTACTATCAACACAATGATAACTGGGTGCAAGGTGATTTAGAATGCGGTTTGGATGCGGATCACTATTGGCACATACGCAATCACTGGCACGCAATTATCTCACAACCACAAGGCTTGCTGGATTGGTGCAAACGAACAATAAATCCACAAACAGGATGCACATTGGCGGATGCATTGTATCAAGTGATGTTTTTATGCAAGTATGCAGGACTTCAACGACACTACATCAAATATCAAGCACAAACTGGGCAAATTGATGAACAACAGCAATTGGTTGAGTTATTGGCAGTATAAATCAGTCAAAAAACACCTATTTGGGCATCAAAATGCTTCAATTTGATAAGTACAACTATAAAGGAGAACACAATGCTACAAATCACAGCATCAACACAAGAGTATGACGGCGAATTAATCCACGGGCAAGAAGCCAGCATCAGGGTAGTGCCAGCGGATGAAGTACAAGCACAACAGCTTCACGAAACACTCAAACAGGGTTGTATCGCAGTCGCACACTACATAGACAAGCGTTTTGGAGAGGATTTTTTTCTAAAACACATCAACCGTCACCCGTTTAAAAAAGTCAAGGGCAAATCACAACTACAGGAACTAAAATGGTTTCCCCACACTAAAAACGCCGCTTACAGGCAACAGCACGGCTTGGGCAAATATTATACGCACGAGGAATTGATAGACAGCATATTATATAAATGTAATACCACGCTCAAATCAGGCGGGCTTGAACATTTTACCTTGGCACAAATCAATCGCTGGAACAGATATATGAGATATATGAATTTGCTGGAGCATCGCGACTACAACGGTGCTTGGGACACATATAAAATACAAATTGTTAAAGCACCCGTGAAACAGCAGTTAAAATCAAAACCTGGGCATATATGCGGAATGGAGATAGCACAACTATGACGGAACACACTTGTAATATGCTGGTAGGAGAAAAGCGGATTGAACTACGCTTTCATCGTAAAGCAAAGAAATTAAGCAAACACATCAGCACAGATGTACGCAAATCTGTAATACAGCGTTATTTGGCAGGTGAATTTGGCGAAAACAAGCTCATAGAAGCAGATATGAACAAGCAAATTGATGCTTACATAGAACGCAAACGCATCAAACACACAAACAGAGAATACATCAAGCACTTTCTTTTTGGTTGATTTTTTCAAACACGAGAAAGTATAATTATTAATAGGCACATTTAGGCACACACTAGGCACTTTTTATTACACACAACATTGGGCAAATTTTAGGCTATATAGTTCCCACACAAACACAGCAAAATGCGGTTGAAACACACAGGTGAATTGCTTGGAACCGTTGGTGTTAGCGATATTAACACAAAGTCAGCAACGAAACTGCGTAGATGACACGAGGCAGTATAATACAATTGTTAGAGGTTGGGTTAGGACAAAGCCCTGTTGCATATGACTTGCGTTAGCGAAAAATACCTCTTGTCTAAAAGGGCAAATGCTTTTTTTATATGACACTTGCGTACGGTGTCGTATGAGCAAATGATAGATACTAATCCAATTGGAAAGTGTTTAATACGAAGCTGTGCTTCGTATTATTAGTGCTGTAGCAAAGCTACAGCCTAAACACTGCTTACAGCAATTACATGAAATTGGTCACAAAAAAAGAAAGGACTGCTAACACAACAGCCCTTTCTCAAGTAACAATATAAAGGAGAGACATATGTCAATGCCTCACTTGTATTTATCCACCCAGTTGAGTCAGCTTTTCATACATCCTATATAATTCAGCTCTTGCGTTATCGCCAATTGGATCGCCTTGAGGTAAATTCATTTTAGGATCATTTCTCATCTCTCGTATTTTTTCTCTGATGCTGATTGTGTCCTCAGTTCTTGACTGCGTGTTGGTGATTGGATTGGGCACTTTGCCACCATCCATCATGTTGTACAATATTTCAAGTCCGTCTGCTGTGTCTGTCAAAGGCATAGTCAATACATGTGCTGGCAAACTGCTGGCATATTTTTTTACTGCGGCCAATTTGGTGTCATATTCATTGCCCCATTTTGTTTTCAAATTTGCGTTTTCTTGTTCTAGGTCAGCACGAACAGGCATTTGTTTTTGATACTGTTCATCGATGTTTCCCAGCTGGTCTTTGTATAGTGCCACCACACCTTCAATTTGTTTTTGCGACATGTTCAATGTGCGGAACAAATCCTCAGCTTCACGCTTGGTGTCCTCATCACCTGTCAAATCCATGTCCATGTTATTGACAAAATCCCATGAATACTCTTTGGGTGCTTTGGGTATGTCAGCCAGTTTCTTTTCAAGTTCATTGTATGATTTGGCCAAATCTTCTGGTGTTTTAAATTTTTCAGGTAACCAATCATATTGGGTAGTTTGTTCTGTGGTTTCTGCAGATTCTGTTGGTTGTGCATCGCCTAGCAAACCTTGTGTTTCAGTAGGCGCTGTTGTTTCAGTTGTTTCAACTGTTTCAGTTGCTGGTGTGTTTTCTTCACTCATCGTAGTTGTCTCCTGTTAAGTTTGATTTGTTTTCATTCATTTCCATCATATTACGAATACGCTGGATCAATTGTTGTTGTGCTATTTTGTAGATAGCACTGTTGGCATTGGGTGCATCACTGCTGATTCTGGTTTGGTTTGTTATGCGTTCTAAATCATTCATAACAGCACGACCATTGTCAGTGTCAAACACACGCTGATAACATTCTTTCAATTGTTTCATTGTTGGTTTCATTTCAGTTTCCTTGCATATGTGTAGCCCGCAGGTTCCAATCCTAATCTTGTGAACACACGATTGTATGCTGGACGATCACTCCAACTGAACATGTACAACATGTTTGCATCTCTGCGTTGTCCCCATTCAGCAAAACGATCAATCAACATTTTGGGATATTTTGGATTGCACGGTCTATTTGTAAGCAACACAATCACTGAACAATCCACACTTTGTATCCAATAGTTTTCCATCAGTTCGCCCACTATCAAGCAGTGCAAATGTCCGTCATCATCTTCAATGCCTTGTGTGTAGCCATAACCAGGTTTGCGTATATCCAAATTGATCATGTGATCTAACCATCTATCGCAATAAGGTTTGCCTTTGTCGTGTTTGTGATGTTCAACCCATTGTCTTGCCATGTTAACAAGCGTTTGGCGTTTTTCAGGTGTGGTGTAGTCTTGGCCGTTTACAAATTTCATTTGTGTTCATTTCAGTTTGTGTTCAGTTTTATTTATTAAGCAGTTGGACCCATGCCGCTGGGTGGTACCACTTGCTGTGGGTTCTGTTCTTGTATTGATTCAGTTGCTTGTTGTAGCATTTGTGCTTGTTGTTGCTGTTGCATTCTTTCTGCAACTTGTTCTTCATCGAGTACAACTTCAGGTGATAGATCACCATCTCTAATAATTTTTCTTGCCAATGCACCCATGTTGATTTGTGCAACGCCTTCAGGTCCTAGCTGTGATATGATTTGTAGTATCTGCAGGTCTCTTTGTATCTCTGACATGCTGATACCTTTTTTAACTGCTGAATTAACAACTATTTCATACTGCGTACCATCATTGATAAACTCTGGTAGTTCGCCTCTTAACTGCAAACGCTTGATTAAATTTTTAATCACAGGGCGTAAAAACTCTTGCTCCATGCGTAGTCCTGCTGGACCAATCTTTCTAAAAAATTCTGCTTGTCTAACTTGTACTTCAAACGCAGTCATTTGTTGTGATTGATCTGGTGATATGATTGAATCATTAAACAATAGTTTGTTGATTTTCATACGCTGATCTTCTACTGCTTGGAAACTAATTTGGAAGTTGCCTGGAAATGGAATTGGTTGTAATGGTGAGTCAACTGTAATTACATCACCTGGTTCAATTTTCATATTAGCAAAGTTGACTGTGCTTTCATTACCATCTGTTTGCCATGCACCTAATCCAGCCCATGCACTTTGTTGCATGATCAATTGTGTTGCTTGATTGGCTACACGAATGTGTGGTAATGCTTGGCGTAGTGGACTAGAGCCCCATACTGAGCCAAGTTCTTTGGTAAATCTAAACACAATAAACATTTGTGCTGGCGTTGGTGTCTCTTCCAACATAACCATTTTGTCTTCAGTAAACACTCTGTACATCAATTGCTTGTCACTTGGTAACTGCAAACATGTTTCAAGTATTTTTACTTTGCTTTGTGGATTTTTGTCTGCTTGTCTTTGTATTTCTGCAGGCACTTTGTTGCCGTATTTTTCAACTACATATTGTGCTGGTAGATGATGTTGTCTAAACACTGTGTCAACTTCACCTTTGTGATTGTCTAAGAAATACAATTGATATGTTGGTATAGCCATAAAGTCTATGCCAGCATCTGTTTCAACCATTGTTAATGCACCAGTACCACTGATCACACAATCAGTAAGTGCTTCAGAAGCCGCAACATAGAAGCCGCTGTCTCTGATTGTTTTGAACACAACCTTGTTGGCCATGTCTAACATTCTTCTTACATCAGGTGCTACTTGTGGTTTGATTTCATCTCTTACATCAATGTGTGCCCACTGTTGGTTTTGTGGTATCAACAGAGTAAGAATAGTTGAAACTAAATTTTGTACGCCATCAGCCGCTGTTGCATCAAACAATTTTGTTCTATCAACTTCGCCTTCTTGTACACGCCAAATGTCTCTGTTGGGGAAAGTAAATTTGTACGCCTCAGATATTTCTGGTTCGTGCAATTCTCTTGCCGCTTTTGCTTGTGAGAATATTTTTTTGATTACTGTTTCACTCATATGATTTACTGTCCGCCGATTTGACCAAGAAGTGTTCTTCTGTACTCAGGGCCTATAGCTTCTGTAGTAACACCAATTGAACCAGCACCGCCTCTTCTAGTTAATAATCTGCCTCTGCCTTTACGCTTTCTCATTGATTGACGAAGTTCATTTGCCGCATCAGATCGTTTAATTTCTTTGTCAATTCTGATTTGACGCATTTCTCTTTCTTGTGCAATCTTGTCTTGCGCTCTAGCCATTTCTTCTGGTGTAGGAGCAGGTGGAATTTTTGGTTTCATGAATCCCATTATTGAACTCCTAGTTTGTCACCAATAAAGTTGATCATACCTAACAAGCCTCTTCTTTCACCTGTTGGATTTGATTCAACTCCTAATGCAGTGCCTCTTCTTGTAATCAACGCTCCTCTGCCTCTTGCTCTTCTTCTATTAGCTGTTGTGCTCATATCTCTTCTTCTAGTTTCTGATCTAGCGCCAGAACCTGAGTAAACAACTGTAGGTGGTGGAGGTGGTGGCGGAGGTGGTGGTGGAGGTGGACTGCCGCCGCCGCATAATGCGACTGGGCCATCATATTCATAACTATCTTCTTCTATGATATTGCCGTCTTTGTCCCACACAATTTTATTGTAAATTTTCATATCGCCTTAATCCTTTTACGCATGTGCGTTAAGTTATATATATAATATACATATCCCTGTTATGACTTTGCATAACACTGTAGTTATTTATCAATCCAATCTTGATATTTTTGCTACACCACCAGTGCTTTGTAGTGTGCTTTGTATTGATGGTATTCTGCTTACATCAACAGCAGGTTCTGGTAAGTGTGATATTGATTCACTTACAGCATCTATACAGTCATCATGTGCATTGTTTGGAAAATCTTCAAGCTCACTCATAAAATTGCTGTTCTTTGCAACTCTTTCATGCACATACATTCTGCCAATTTTGATCAAAGGTTCTAATGTTTGTGCAATAAACACACGCTTGTTTTGTGTTCTAAATTTGTTTACAAAATTTATTTTGCGTTTCATTTCTTTGCAAATTCTTTTGGCTTCATTCAATAGTGATGATGAAAAGTTTTCTTCAATAAACACAGTGCCTATGCCATATTTGGCACAAGCATGTACTATCTGCACAATTTGATTTGAAAAGTCTTTGGTTTCTTTGTCTACTGCATTTAGTTGTATAACATCATGCACAAACACATTGCCTTTGTCATCACGCATAGTAACAGCAAACACAGAAGCATCCCTACCATGCAAGCCTGTTGCTGGGTCCCATGCTCCTGCCATACGCCTTATGTTTGGTGCATTGTCCTTGTCGCCCAAGCGTACCACAGGCAAGTATCCACCAAATGGTTGTGGTAAATGATGTACCATAATATCTTTTTTGTAGTATTGGATTTTGTCTAGTTCAATAAGTGGTTCATATGTTTTACTTGGTATGAGCATGTACTGACTTTTGAAGTCCCCTTCTGTTGTAGAAGCTCGTTCACGCTCCAACCAATCCCAATCAAATTGTCCATCAGGATGATTAGGCCAAGCAAGTTGTTCTGTTTCTGCATTGTACACAGGTATCTTGTGTATATGATATCCAATGTCCACAAGGTGATCGTAGAGTGATTCACTGCTGTGCGGCGTGCCACATAGCAAAATGTTTGGCGCCATCTTTGAAAATTCTGACACACGCTCTTTAATTCTTTCTCTTGCTTCTTTGGTAATGCTGTTGTCAGAAACTTCCAAGTCATCACCTATAATTAAATCGGCGTGCATACCCGTGTATGAAGCACCCAAACTTGTTACAGCAACACTTGGATTCAAACTAATTACATCTCTATCAACTGTAAAGTTTTGTACTTGCCATTGTGTTAAATCTTTTTTTAAATGCTGTGTAAGTGGATTGGTTTCAATCACAGTTCTAATCATCAATGAATTACGCAACGCAACATTTCTTTTTGCAGAAACAATTATGCAACTAAAATTTGGATCCATTAACAAACGCCACACCACATACAAACAAGTCAAATGACTTTTGCCTGCATGTCTAAACACTTGTATTATGCGTCTTGGATTTTTTTGTGTTTGTTCAAACCAATCACACATTGCCAAATGCAAGTCTGGTGTTGTACGCCCGTCAAGAATATTTTGTACATCCACAAATTGGCGAAATGGAATGTAATCCATTTGTTAGTCCTCTTTTTTAAATTCTATTATTTCTGCCTGCTCTGTTTGATGTTTAAGTTGTTCTTCAAGTCTTGATTTTGCTTTGGCCAATAATTCATCTGCTTGTTTTTTTTCTGTCATATGATTTTTGCCTTGTGGATGCACTGCACCGCTGGCATGTTGTGCTAAACTTTTTAACAATGCTAAATGTGCCTTTCTTGCATTCACAGTAAAAGTTGTTTTTTTGATGTAGTGCGGATCATCTAGTGATGGCCAAGCCGCATCTGAAAATAATTCATGTGCATGAACTACTTCGCTTTCAAAATATTTTTCTGCTAATTCTTTTAGTATTTTTGTAAATTCTTCATCTACTCTGTTTTTATCTGTCATTTCGTTTCCTTTAAAATGCGGAGTGCAATTTTTTATCGCGACACTGCACTCCGCTACATATAGGAGTAATTGAAGGATGGCTGTCCTACATCAATTACTTCGCATAAGTATTTATGTAAGAACAAAAGTGGGGTAAATGAAATGAATCTAAACGAATATGTAATGGTGCTACCTATTGCAAACGCAAGAGTATGCAAAGAACTAATCAATCAATATAACACAGACAATCTACATCAAGCCACAAGTGCCACAGCAACAGGTAATAAAGTGCTTAAAGATCATAGATTATGCGACACAATAAAAATAGAAGATCAACGAATAGACGACATTGTGTGGGAAGCACATGATGAGTACAGACGCAAACATCCTATGATGTACTGCAAAGCACAAACAGAAAGTCAATTTTTACGCTACGGACCGGGTGGTAAGTTTGAAGAACATGTTGATACATATGCAAATTCACCACGCACTATGAGTGTGTCTATTATATTAAATGATGATTACACAGGTGGGGAGTTTATGTTTTTTAACAAACAACTTGTGATCAAACCTGTGGTTGGTGATGTTATAATGTTTCCATCAAACTTTATGTTTCCGCACGGTGTTATGCCTGTGAAATTTGGCACAAGATTTGCTGTGGTTAATTGGCTTAATTAATCAGCAAAATCAACTTGGTCAAGTGCTTGTTGCCAACATTCACTTAAATCAATTGTGTTAGGATTAACTGTTTCTTTGAATATTTCAGCATCCATTTGTTCTGTAACTTCATCAAAGTCATCCCATTTTTCACGAATAATTTCACAATACCTACGCACAATTATTTCTTTTAATTCTTGATTCAGTTGTTCTATTTCTTGTTCATACATAATTATACTTCTGATTCGTATTCAATGTCTTCTGTTAATGCATTGTCATATGCATCCCAACCTTGATGTCCTTCATATATAACTGCCCTGCCATTTGAACTTATTGGATCTGGATTTGAAACTGTATCAACATCATCAAAGTCATTTTTTTTGCCAGCTTCAATGGCAATTTTTTCTGCTTCTTCTATGCTGTTTGCTTCTATGTGTTTGTATGCACCCCATTCAACTTCAACAAAATGAGTATACTTGATTGTGTATTTAGGCATGCTTTTTTATACTTGATATACATTGTGTTGTAAATTATATTCATGGCGCTTGTAAGGTGCTTAAAATTGGATTAAAGCACCATTTATATGCCGCTTTAGCTCATTTGGTAGAGCAACTGATTTGTAATCAGTAGGTGCCCAGTTCGAATCCGGGAAGCGGCACCATACACATTCTTTACACATAT